ACCGTCACCACCACATAGGTTTGTGATTTTAACGGATGGTACACTCATAACTCCTTCTACGTTTGCAAGTATCAATTCTATTTCTGAAATGTTAATTGGTTTATTAAATGTCCAATTATCTATGTTAAAATAATTTTGTAATTCTACTAAACAATTTGCAAGAACTTCTCTTTTGTTATAGTTTTGATAACAAGCTATTTCAAAATCAATTCCAATGTTTACAACAAACCCATCAATAATATTTACAGCGTCGGTCATCATTCTATATTCACCTAAATAGGTTTTAAGATTTTGTTTAACCGCTTGATTTAAATTTGTTAATTTATTATCACTATTATATCCCAAAACATACATATTAATTGCGAATGGATTATTCACTTCTCCAATACTTGTATTCTTTTGAGTAAGATATTTAACCAATTCTTTTTGTATGTCTTGTTTTGATTTATCTTTCAATCCTTCTACTAGATTTGTAAATTCTGCAATATTTTGAGGACTTGCTAAAATAGATGATGGAGAATTACTATCAATTTCACCATCGGGAGAAACATATACCTTTGCAACACTACCATATCTTTCTGGCATACTTAATGCTCTTACAATATAATCCTGTCTAGTTACTGCTCTATTTTGAGAACCAAATGTTGCTAACGCATTTTGTCTTATCTCTTCAATTGATTCTGCACCTCTACCACCCATTGCTGGTTCTAAGTTTTCAGCAGCTACTGAATTTTTTGTTTCATTATATGCTGATAATAAGTTGTCTGGTATAGATAACAAATCTTCTTCAAATTCTATTTTAGAAATTTTAGTTAAATCACCGGTATTAATGTTAGATTCTATACCACCACCTTTTAAATACTTTATTGTTAAACTTTCGCCTGCAGGTGCTATACCAAATGTATTTGTTTTTAAGAAATTAGAAGGGTCAATACTTTGATTTAATCTATTAACCGAATTTGCAAGACCCAAACCTACATTTTTTGTGTTTGGTAATATTTGTTCATCATTTAATCTAGTATCTCCACTTCCAAATTGTAAATCAATTGTATTATTTGAATTTACTTTAACTGAAAATCTTTTTGGTACTTTTTGTACTTCTAAAATGTAAGGTACTGTGTTTGAATAATTTTCTAATTCACCATCTATGTTTGCCTGTTCTACAAATATACTTTCTTGTGCTAAATATGGAACTTCATACCATTTAACAGAACCACCATTTGATGTTACTGATGTGATTTCTATTATATTATCATCGTCTATTGTTGCAGTTGGATAATCCGTTTCATCAGGCCCAAAACTAACACCAGTTGATACTTCACTTGCAGATATGGCTTTTACTTTTTTAGTAAGTAAATACCACAATGGGTTACCATTACTATCTCTCGTATGTACATCTACTTCTCTACTTCCAGAATTTGCAAAATCAACACCATCTGTTGTTCTAAATGTTATATTACTATTTGAATTTGATTTAATCTCTAAACCATCTTTTATCTTTAAACAAAATCTTTCATCAACTTCAAATCTAGTACCACCATCATTCTTAAATACCGATGGACATAGTTGGTATACAGTTAATGTTGTTACTGCCGGTGTAGATATTTTTGGTTTATATCCCATTGATTGTGCCAATGCAATTACATTTTTTCTTTCTGTAACATACATCAACATTGATTCTTTCAATTGAGTATCTTGATAAAAAGAAAGTACATCCCCTATTGCTGCAGCCTGTTCAATGAATACCATACCAGGTGAAGCTTCATTAAAATCAGAATATGTATCTGGAAAATATGTTTTAGTAAACTCAATTAGGTTCTGTTTCAAAGATGAAAAGTCTTTACCAACATAGTTGACATTCTTTTTATCACTTCCCCAATTTTTATCCAAAGGTTTGATTGCCATTTTTATTTATTTAATTATTAGGGCCTATTTGTACCCAATCTGATATATTTGGATTTGATTTTAAGGAAAATTTAATATCAAATGAAATTTTATTATTGTCAATATCATTTTCATCATAGTCAAATACTATTTCGTTAATGTTTAAGTATGGTAACCAAATTGAAACGGCAGAGTTAATTGTTGTTTCGATTCTATTTTCTATATTATCACCATCCATTTGTTCAAATAATACATTCCATATTTCACAACCAAATTCAGGTTGCATCAATCTTTCACCTTTCCTTGTTAAAATTAAATTTTTTAAATTATCTTTGGCTTGATTAAGTGTAGTGTAGTTAGTTGCAAATGTACCATTAGAATTGGAACTTCTATTTATTCCAATTCCAAGAACTTTATAACTATTCTCAGTTAAATCATTGACATTAACTCTACCTAATTCTCTTGCCATTATTTAAATCTCTTTACTAATTCTGAATAATCTCTTGTTAATGCTTTTATTGTAGCATCTTGTAATCCATCTCCCGTTGATTCAAACGTTGGTACATTAGATGGTACATCTACATCTCTGAAATCCATAGTTTCCCACTCACTTTCATCAACCCTCAATTCAGGCTTAATCATATCTAATACACTTCCAACTGCTTGTGCCCCTTCTCTACGTTGCTCAGCTGAAAATGGTTGAGTCATATTTAAAATCTCATTTATCATTGGGTCTTTTGAAAATTCTTTTTGTGGTCTTTGTGTTTGTTGAACCTGTTGTCTTTTAACCGGTGTAGGTGTAACTTCTGTCATCTCTCTTAATGATGGAGTAGATGGTTTCTTTTGTGAGTTTAATGTAACTGCACCAGATTTGATAAGTTTAACAAGTTCTTCTTTTACTTGTAATTTAACTTCGTTTTTAACAACTTCTTTAATTAAAGTTAATAAAATTTCTGATTTCATAATAATTGTTTTGTATATGTTTAGTAATAAATATTTGATTTAATAATTTATCCAATAACTTTATAACCTGTCCAGTTTAACATAGCAGGTGCAGGTGGTGCTGGTGGTGGGTATTGTGCTAATACCATCATTGTTCCACTAACTCCTGTTAGGTGGAATTTGGCCAGGTTTATAAATGGGTTTAAGAATAAAATTGTTTGTGGTGTAAATACCAATGTGGGTGGGACAAACCAAATTAAAGGAATATTCGGAATTAAACCTTTTATCAGGTCAAATGCCATTGCCCTTAATTGTTCTTTCGTAGGTGTATTATCTTTAATTATTTTTTTAAGTTCAGGTTTTGTTGGTATTTTTGGAATTGATATACCTGGTAAATCAATATCAGGAACTACCCCATCTATTGTATCTTTTACAAATTTCTTTATCTGAGCTTTTGTGGGTTTTGGATTTGGAATATTGTCCGCAATAGCTACTGCTGTTTCAATTGCTGCATATATTGGTGTTAATACAATTTCTTCCAATGGTTTAATAATTTGTTCCTCTATTATTTTGGTAGCCTCTTCTATTGCTTTATCTTCGGCCTGCTTAATTAAATCTTTTCTTTTTGGTAATTTTGGGAAAGGAAATTTAATTGCTTTTTTTACCTGTCTACCTATTGATGGTTTTTTCTTTTTAGCTTCATTGAATTTGAATATAATTTCCTTTCCGGCTTTAATTACAGGATTGTCTTTTATTTTTTTATCAACAGGTTCTTTTTTTAATATTTTTTCAATAGTTTCATATACAGGTATAGTAATATCCGGTAAAGGTGGGATGCCTGGAATTGTTATTGTTTGTTTTTTTAATTCATCAACCAACACTTTCATAGCTTCTACCTCAGCTTTATTTATTGCCGTTGATGTTATCATACTAATTGGTTCGGGCCCTATATTAGCAATTGTACCAGGTGCAGGTGGTGTACTTGGCCAACCACCCGGATTTAATAATGGATTTGGAATCGGTGCCATTTCTACCTTTAACCAATATGCATCAAATGCTGCAGGGTATATTTCTTCTAATAAATTAAAATTATCTCCATCACTTTCAAATCCTTTTTTAAATGCATCTGCTATTATTTTTTTCATACCAGAAACGTTCCCATTCAATACGGGTACACCATAAATCATATCACCACCACGTTTGATACAACTATCATACTCTTTAGCAATAAATTCAGCTATCCCATCGGGGTCCTCTGCAAATTGAAATGTTGCCATTGCTAATAAAACATTTGTCTGATATAAAATCCAAGACATATTATCGTTTTGTTAAAAAGTTTCTACTGGAAAGTATTTCTCTTAGATTTCCTTTTATACTATTAAAAGCTCTAATATTTGCACCACTTAATTGACTTGGGCCACAACTTCCTGCGTATATAGACTTCGTAATCTCATCTATCAAATCTTCAAATACTTTTATCAATTCTCCACCCAATACCATAGGTTGAACCGGAGCAGCTGCTCCACCACCAGTACCAGTTTCTCCTAAATATATGTTACCTGTGCCTTTTGTATTTAATATTATATTTTTATCCGATTCTATTGTAACTACTTGATTACTTTGAATATAAACCTCTTTATCTGCATCTACACTAAATCTACCATCTGTTATTATTCCTGTGTTTCCTTTTGCAAATATAATAAATTCACTAGCTTTAGCAGAAAGTATAATCCTATCAGAATTTATATATAATTGGTCACCTTTTAATTTATCCGATGATGGAAAATCCTTAAAAGCTACTTTAGATTTTTTAATAGTTTCTTTGAATGGTATTTTAATTTTACCAGAAGTGATGTATACCGATGTACCATCATTATTAATATCTTCTATTACTAATTCTCCAATTGGTTTGG